GATACTTATAATCATCCTCTATATCATCCATCACAGTATCAGGAGAATAATGAGTAACATTTGGTGTTGTAGTTTGGGGAATAATTTTTTCTATAACACCAAATTCTTTGTCAAGTCGTAGTGTTGAATCTTTTGTTGTCATGATTTATTATCGTCTTCACCTGTTTCTAGATTATACCCTTGTGCATCTTGATAGAATGATGTAGTTTCATTAAATCCAAAATCATCATCAGCATCAGCAGTTGTGGGATTCGGAGTAACTTTATATCTCTGTTCACGTTTCGGAGATTGATCAGGCATATCTGTATACTGATCGACTTGAACTGTCTTAATAACCTTACTGGAAGTGATCGGGCCATAAAGATAAAACTTTGCAGTAAATGAAAGCGTGTATATCAAAGCTCTGCGACTAGAGAAATCTCCATCATAACTATCTTCATAAGAAATACTATTAAGAACGATAGGAATATCTCTTTTAATACCCATATCTGACATATCATTAATAGTAAGAGTGTAGTCAGGCTGAAAATAAGGAAGAATCTGTTCTACTATTTGTAACGCATCATCAGATTGTTTTGCCATTATATACAATTCAAGTTCAAGATTGTAAGGAACAGGCATATACTGTGTATCTAATTGTTTTGTGTCTGCACCCTTAACTTTTTTAAACTTTTGCACACGACTTAATTTTCTCACAGCATCATAAGAAAGATTTTTAATTTCAAAACCAATACGAGGAAGAGTAATAGCTACCTGTTTAGTTAGGTCTGCATCCTCATTCAATCGTACTAAGAACTTCTCTCTAGGCCCATACGCAAGAGGAACCTTCATAGCTTGAATGGCTACTCCAGAATTATCTTTGCGAACAAGACTAATATCATTAAACATTGTCCCAAAAGAAACAATAACTTTTCTGATTGTTTCATGGTAGAACTGTTGTCCTAGCATAATATATTCTCCTTATTTCACTTATATTTATGCGATGGTAGCAATAGGTGATGCAAGACATTCTACTTGCCATGTTCCATCTGTACCATCATCTACTATACAAGTAATTCTTGCTCTTGACCCAATCACAGTACTATTAACGAATGTAAGTGCATCGCCTGCATTGTCAAATACTGCGTTTGCAGCAGTACCACCAGCAAGACTTAATGCACCAACAAAGTTACCACCAGAACCATGTATATTAACAATTGTAGTTTTATCACTTGCAACAGCAACCCTTACAATAAGGTCATAAAATATGCCTGGATTTGTTGTAGCTGCGTTAGGCAAGTTGATTACGTTATTTTCTGTACCATCAATTAATATTGTCGCACCAGATTGTGCGGCTGTTAAAGATGCACTTACAGCAGAGTTAGTATTAAAGGTAGTAACTAGTGTTTTTCTACCAGCAACTGAACCACCAATAATCGCACCAGTTGTTGAGATTGCACCAGCACCAACATCAATACTTGTAAATCCAGATGTAATACTACCAGAGTTTAATGCACCTACCGATACTAAACCAGTTGCAGTTGTTATTGAATTTTGTGTTGCAGTTGCGACTGTTCCAGTTAAGTTACCAACAAATGCAGTTGATGTAATACTTGTTCCACCAGTAACTACACCAGCATCAATAACAATCGCTCCATCAAGAACAATCTGTTGACCACTTAGTGGTGTAATTAATAAGTCAGTACCAGCAGTTGAACTAATCGTATTACCATTTATATTAAGATTGTCTACTTGTAATGCAGCAAGAGTTCCTACTGAAGTAATAGCAGTCTGAGCAGCACCAGTAACAGTTGCAGCAGTTCCAGATGCGTTCCCAGTTAATGCACCAACAAATGCTGTTGATGTAATACTTGTTGCACCAGTAACGACACCAGCATCAATAACAATAGCTCCATCAAGAACAATCTGTTGTCCAGAAAGTGGCGTAATTAACAAGTCAGTACCAGCAGTTGAACTTAATGTATTACCATTTATATTAAGATTATCTACTTGTAATGCAGTAAGAGTTCCTACTGAAGTAATAGCAGTTTGAGCCGCACCAGTAACAGTTGCGGCTGTACCAGAAGCATTACCTGTCACGTTTCCTGTTAAAGCACCAGCAAATAATGTTGCAGTCAACAATCCACTACTACTGTTAAAAGTTAAATTAGTACCACTCTTAGGTGGTAAATCTCCTGTTGCAGCTGTTGTAAATAATGGGAAACAAGTTGTGTCAGATGATTCGTCTGCTACTGTAACAGCAGTACCAACAGATGCTAATGCTACTGCGATATTTGCAGAACCATCAAAACTAGTTCCACCAATAGTTCTTGCAGTCGCAAGAGCTGTAGCAGTTGCAGAAAGTGCTACTGCGATATTTGCAGAACCATTAAAACTTGTTCCACCAATAGTTCTGGCAGTTGCAAGTGTAGTTGCTGTATCTGCATTACCTGTCACATCGCCAGTTATATCACCAACAAATGCTGTTGATGTAATACTTGTTGCACCAGTAACCACTCCAGCATCAATTATAATCGCACCGTCAAGGACAATCTGTTGTCCTGACACTGGTGTAATATTTAAGTCAGTACCAGCAGTTGTACTTAATGTGTTACCATTAAGATTAAGATTATCTATTTGAAGTGCGGTTAATGTACCAAGAGATGTTACGTTGGTTTGTGCTGCTGTAGCAAGAAGGCCAGTGATTGTTCCTGTTGTTGTTAGATTTTCATTACCGAAAGAAATTGCACCAGAACTATCTGTAATAGAACCAGCAGCTAATGCGAGAGTTCCACCATTAAGAGTAGTGCCGTTTACTGTTGTTGTAGCAAGAGTTGTGATTGTTGCTGATGTTTGTGTTCCACCTACTACACCTGTAATTGTTGGAGCAGTTAAAGTAACTACTGAAGCAGTTGCACTAATACCACTACTCAAAGACGATGTATCTCCAATTAGAGTATAAATCTCTAAGAAGTTATCATTAATTTTATCTGCGGCTGCGCGTAAGGTATCACCTGTACCATCATTCGCGTTACCACCCAATCCAAGGACTTGATTTGCCATCTACATTCTCCTAATTCTATTTATAATCATGTAGGATCACCAAATGGATTAGATTCTGTAAAGTCTAAAACTGTATCATCTAATGTATCAAACAATTCGTTTTGTGCAGTCTTGTCATTTGTGTTATCCCCAAGACTTCGTGCTTCTTCTTGTAGTAGATACTCTGCATTACCAGTATCAGCAGAATTTTCGAGTATAATACTTTCTCCAGAAGAAGATGAATCGGTACTAACTATTGTAGTATCTGTCGTAACATTATTTACATCAATTGTATACAGTTCACTATCAATAGATAATGATTGACCTACTTCAGTTTCTTGTTCTAGTGTAAATTGAAAATCAAGTAGGTTAAGACTTAAAGCATCCTCAATCGCATCAATCGTATCTATACCAGTATTAAGTTCTTCAGAAGCATAATCAAACAGACGGCATCTTAATTTATATACAGGATTATTGTCCAGTTGAAAGAAAGGCTCATCGTGATCTACAAAATTAACTTGAAACATTTTATTTAGTATTGGATGATAAATTGCATCTCCCTCAAAAGGACGATCCGAATCTGTTGCATCTGTTTCTGATATAATGTAGAAATCACTTCCCTCTAAGTCTGTAGCTGTTAATGCAAGTGTTCCTGCTTCTAGAAGAACAGAACCACCCTCTTCTTCATCAGTTCCAGACTCTATTGTAATCTGTTTTGTAAGTTCTTGAAATCTTAATTTGTTTACTACAAAGGTTGCTTCACTTAAATTCTGTAAACCAAACTGATTCATTATCTCTCGTTCACCAGCAAAACCACCGTCTGCATTTTCCATATACATTTCTATTTTTGCAGCGTCTTTAAATTTAGAAAGAGTGTCTCCACCAAGAATAGAGTCTTCTGCAACAATAGTACGATCCATATAGAAAACGTCATGACCATGTATCTGAATTGCCTCGGCAACTAAGTTTGAGTATAAACTTTGTTCTGTTGATATTGCGGCAACATTACTGGTATGAAAAAATGCATTTACAGCCATACTATTATCCTACCATATAACTAACTGGTAATTCAAATGCTAATTGAATTTGATCCTCTAGTTTCTGTTGCTCCTCTATTGCTTGTGAGTATATTGTTTCACCGTTCATGGTAACACCACCCAACATTGCAACACCACTAAACTTAGATAGGTTTGCTCCCCACTGCCCTTTGATCAAAGCAGTT